GCAGGGTGCAAAAACCTGTCCGTACCTACGCCCAAAGCTCGAACATTCTTCGTGGGTCGTGACATCTTAACCACACGTGCAACTTGTTTCATCAGGACTGATTCATCTACAATATAGTCAATAAATCGGTCTGCCTCTTCTGCTTCCAACGTAATAGAAGGGAGCGAAACCATTTTTTGTATGAAGTCTTTTTTCTTTAGTAACGTTTTATTTGTCTTCATAGTTATAAACTCCTTAATCCATAATCTTGATGCTCGGCCACGGATCATCTACCTTAGAAGTCTCAGCATCATCGTCGTCATCTTGTCCTTCTACACTCTTCTTGATACCTGTACCTTTTTCAACTGTCTCAAGTCGTTTAGACAATTCCTCTAAGGTTTTAGTAAGTTTGTTCTCATTCTCTTCTGCTTTTTTACTTTCAAGCTCCTCAATGGACTTGGCTATCTTTTCAATACTTTTTTCGACTTCTGAAGTCTCAGACTTTTTTGTCTCTTCGCCTACATCAGGAAGAATGGCTTTCAAAGCATTAAGAGCTTCAACAGCTTTTCTCAATTTATCTAAAGTGTCTTTGGAAAACTTAGCTCCAGCCTTTGCAACTTCTCCCTTCTCAGCTTTTGCAGGATAGCCATATCCATACCCGGCATATTTGGCTAATGTTCCTACAGCTTTTTTGAGATCATCTGGAAAGTCTGCTTTGTACTTATTGACCAATTTAAGTGCTCCCTTAATAGCGGAGACTGCCTTGTCAGAAAGTTTCTCTGCCTTCTCAAAGTCTATTTCAAGATCTTCTTCTTCAAAGTAACTTTTGAGTAGTTCTACAATTTCGTCATCCATTTTATGTTCTCCTATAGTTTTCTTAATAGTCTTTGTATCTGAGCCAACCATTTTAGTTCCACACTTCGGACATTCAATTCTTGCACACGGTACAGAGACACCAGCTCCTAGCTTTTCGTGCTCTATACTGTAGCCACAAGCAGGACACACACAGTATTTAGCACCGCCATCTCCCTGCAAATTACCACCAGTGCCTTTACCTTCACCGCGTGCCTTGAAGAATAGAAACTTCTTTTTATTTGCTGGTTCATCTACAAATGACACTTCTGTAGTTTCAATATCTTTCAATTTTCTTGCCATAATCAAATCCTCATTCCGTTCTAGCATAACCAGCCATACTATAACCAGTAAGTTTCCCAGATTTTATATCATCCCAAATTTGTTTATCTAATATACGAGTAGTTAGCAGCCAGCTTCCTTTTTTTACTTCATGGCCTGCTATCACCAAGTCATTTGGAGCGATATAACTTTCTAGTACTCTAGCTTTTACTGGTTTACCTTTATGGTTCATTTTAAACTTTTGAACTTCTTCCATGAATTGGTAAGCAGCTTTACGAATCTCATCCTCAGTTGTCATGTCACCCTGAGAATCCACTTCATCGGGTTCGTATACAATTCCACATACTATTCGCTCATCTGATTTCTGTACAAAGAAGGGTACGTACTTCTCAAACTTCTTCTCTTCGGATTTAAGTCTTGAAATCATCCAGACCCTTCCTTCCCCAACAGGTACATAAGCAAATAAGTACTCGCCATCCTTCAACATTTTGCAATTGGCAAAGACCATCTTCTTAGCATGCCTATCAGCCTGGGTTACTTTAAAACTGAAATCATCTAATTGTAGCATAGCGGCATAAGTGTTAGCGAAAGCACCTACCTCTCCAGGTTCAAATATCTCCAATCGTTTGGAACCAGCATCCATCCAGCTAACAGGCCCACGTATAGTTTCAGCTGTAGGTTCTTCAGCATGCGGTGTCTTCCACCCAAATCGAAGTTTGGCGTTAGGTTCATTCAAGAATTTATCTAGCTTGCTGAGGCCTGTCAAGTTACCTATCATGATCTCCCCACCTTCAAAATACTTATCACCTTTACGTGCAAGCCTCAAATCTAGATGTGCTGCTTGTTCACCTATGGCTCCCTTCAGAAGCATTCTGAGTTTTCGATAATTGTGCCTGGAAGCATAAGCTTCACTTGCTACTTTTTTCAAATCATCTAAATACTTCTCTTCTATACCCATAATGTGCAATTGCAAAACACCTCTACCTGTATCACCTACTTCATAATCAATATTGCCCTCAACTTTCTTCTGCAGTATGTTTCCTCTTGAAGCTATCGCTACAACTTGATTAGCATAATACGGTTCTTTCCTATCCTTGTCTATATCTATGACCCTAGGTCCCAGCCACTGTAATTTATTGTTCTTTTCATCAGGGATAATCTCCTCAATACCTATAGTAAGGATGTCTCCTGGCTGAGCCTCAATTTTTGTATTGAAAGTGTTTCCAAAATCTACGTAGGTCTTACCTCTGAATTTTATAGTGTTGGTATAATCAGTGTCGCCTAGAAGAACACCACAGTGATAATTATAAGCATCGCCTTTTTTGGTTGTGTTGCGTTCAAAAACTATGACTTTGATTTCTGCTTCCAACTTTATCTTTGACCATCCTTCGTTGCTGCCATCTGTATCCCAAATACTGTCAAGTGCTTTTATCACAACACCTTCACTCTGAGGCAGTTTAGAAAGTTTGTTAAAAGCCCTTTCAAGTTCTTTCTGGTTATGGGCTACAACGAAATTAGTCAAGGCGAAGTTGTCACTTCCTTTTAGATATTTGTTATAGAATTCCTCTAATTTCTTACGTCTGTCCTTCAAAGGTTTTTCATGCAAATCTTCAGACCAATATGGCAAATCAAAACACGTAGCTTTGATTACATCACCCTCTTCGAACACGGGTTTGTCAGCCATTAACGTCATGAGTTTGATTCTTGGTAGAGGCTTTCCTTTTCTGTCAATACCCAGATTGAAATCCAGTATAAAATCTTCATTGACTTTAGAAAGCACATCGGTCAAATCCTGAAATGCCTTGGTTCTGTCTTGTCTGCCTTCACTCCATATCCTAAGCTTGTCCCCTGACTTTTCGGCAATACAACGAAAACCATTTAGCTTTTCTTCTACATCTACTGGCCACTTGTCTTTGATCCAGTCAGCTATATCTTCAAATCTAAAAGCTTCAGTTATATTCGCCATGGTAGGCTTCGGTGGTGTATATTTACCAAAGGGCTTCAGGACACTTTTCAAAAACTCAAATTTGTCTTTGATATTCGGAGATGTATTGTCAGCAAAGTTTTTACTTGCCTCTCCTTGTATCTCTTTTACAGAGATGATTTCACCTGCACCGTCACCTTTGGTGGCCCATTTCTTAAAACAATTTTTACAAAACCACGCATGTCCGTTTCCTTCCGCCCACAAACACTCGATAGTAGGTTTAGCAGAACAACTCATGCACTGGTCTCTTCTGTGTCTAGATTTTTGTAGCTTGTCCAACTCGAGTACTAAAATAGCAGAGTTGTCTCCGCCAGATATCTTGTGCAATTTAATGCTATTGTCGGGCACACCTATCTCGGAGACAACTTGTTTTTTGAAATCTGGGATATCCTTGTATATTTGTTTGTGAGTCGGGTCCTGTCTTTCGCCTAAAGGTACGATAAAGATAGCACGCTTCTTAGCGACACGTACAGCTTCGCCAATAACATCATTAGTATTAGCTACGTGCTCCAGGAAATGTACGCCTATGACATTATCAAAGATGTTGTCATCGTATGGTATTTCCTTCTTCTCCAAATCTACATTATCAACTCTGAGTCCTTTACTCTTACACATGTCTAAGGCAGTCTTGTTGTTGTCTATACCTTTTACTCTATAAATACTAGACAGGCGTTTCTCTAAACGACCAGACCCACAACCTAACGACAAGACTGTGTCACCGACAAGATACTTGGTAAGTTCCCTATACTCAGCTTCAAAATCTTTTGACCACGTGTCAAGTCCTTCATAATAAGCTCGTTCTGTCTCAGCTGACTTTCTATAGTCCTCTTTTACTTCTACCTTCTGAGAATCTTCTTTAGGACGTAAGACTAAATCGTAGAGTGGTATATATGTACTATGAGGCCCACGTTCAGAATATATAAATTCCTTTTCTTTGCTAGCTACGTTCTTCTGCTTGTCAAGTATCCTAACAAGCTTGAGTTCCAAACCGGTATCTCTCCTAGACTCATTCTCACGTAGTATAATATCCACATCTCCCGCTTTCTCCATGTTATTTACTGCAGAACCTCCGAGAGACACGTAGTCAGGTACAACTACTATTTCTCCAAGATTAGTCGTATCAATCCCAAGCTTGACGATTTCCATTGCTTTCTTAAAAGCTGCCCTATCTATATCTTCTGTGCTATGCTCAAGCTTACGGCGATTGTATTCATTGAGCAATAACCTATACTTCGACAGAAAGCTCGAACGGTTCAAACTACCTACTACAGCTTTGTTATTCCCTTTGAAATTCTTATTCCAAAGCTGTATGAAACGCAGCCTTAATATCAGCAGCTCTTTATCTGGAGCCTTAGAAAGACTCGTCCTAGTAACTTCTTCTATACGCATAGTCTCAACTCTGTTTATATAATACTAATAACCAAGTTACTACTGCCACAGTGCCTGCTATTATAATGTATTTCAAAATGTCCAACCAGAAATTAGAAAACACTCTATGTTTATTGGCGTCATTATAGAGATAATTTAGTTTGTCAATAACACCTGGGTTTTCAAAAAGTACACTACGATTATCTGCTACGTCTCTTTCCAGCATCTCATGTTGCTTTGTATGTTCCGCCTTCCAGATAAGAAGTTGATCTACCTTATTGTCAATGATATCTAGCTTTTCATAAATCTTGTCACTGTTTAAATCTGCCATGATGTACTTTCCTAAAAACCTTTTACTACTTCTCTTCTGATGTTTGTTGTAAACTTCCTAAAAACTCAAAATCGTCTAAGGTGCCAAGAAACTTCTTCTTCTTCTGCGACTCTTCTACTCCATCCTCATTGTCCTTCTTCACTTTTTTAATTTCTTCAATTTCAGACATAAATCATAACTCCGTTAAGTAAACGTTCTTCCCTACTACCTTATCAACTTTAAAAGATGTGCCTTTCGGAAATAGTACTTCTTGCTCCGTTTTTTGCCAGGACAGGTTAGTAAGATCCCTTCCTGATTTACTTTTTACTATTAGTCTTATATCACTGGGGTATCTTTCATCAACTAGCTTTTTACTTTTTGAACACGACATAAAAGACTTAGATTTAAATATGTTCCCAGGAACGAAAGTTCTTTCAAAGAATTTTTTGTTGCTCTTGGTTATATACATACCTCTATAGCAAGTTCCACTCCAGCCATCAAGTTTCAATAAAGACTTTTGTAGCTCATCTGCCTTTTTAAGATAATACTTAGTTTTTACTGGATCCTCAAAACCTTCACGTAAAGCATGGTTCACATTGACATATCCTGGGCCTGTATAATCTTGTATGTTGCGCATATCTGCTTCAGTAAACTGTTCGCCACTTGCTTTAACAGGCATTGGTTTTGCCTCATCAGGTGCTACCACCTTTTTTGGCCTGGCTACTGCTTTTGGTTTAGGTGAAGTCTCAGGCAATTTAGCTTTTGCTGGTAGTTCTTTTAAGTGTACTTCCCAGTAATCCCCTCCATACTTTCTATCATACTTCAGCTTGGAACTAACTATTTTAAATTTCGTATTCTTTCTAATGAGAACTTCATTTTCTGCCCTATGCATGAAATCTCTAAACTTGCCTAACTCCGCTCCTGATTTCAAATCTATCTTCATTACAACCCCTACTCTATCAGGCTGGGAGATTTCCGTTTGTACAAATGGCTTTATTTGTTTTTCATATTTAGCGGTGGAAGCAAAAGACTCAGCTGTCCAGGTCTTCGCTTTTTTACCAAACATTTTAGCCGCTTGCTTTCTGCTTAGGGTCATGCCTCGATAAACAGTACCCTTATAGTCGGGCATATGACTTACTAGCTGCTCCAAGTAAGGCAGATAATAAGAAGCCTGTTTGCCTCTCCAGGAAGAGACGGGTTTAATTCCTCTTTGTATCTTAGTCATCTCTTCAGATATAAAATCCTCTGACTGCCATTGATAGACTGCAAACCTTTGTCTAGCGTTTGCATATTTGAAAACTTCTTTGTGACTTAATTGACCGGTCGGTATGGGAGTTGGTTTTACATATCCCTTCTTTTTGTTCTCTTTCAGAGCCTTTTGCCAGAGCTTCCACTTGGGGTTTAAAACACGTTTATCACGCTCATTCAGTATGTATTTATAATACTTCCAGTTTATCGGACACAAGCCACCTTCTCTTGCTAGAGCATACAAACGCTCATCATCAGACATGGTTTTACCTCTCATGGCTGTTCTAGTGTCAGTGCCCCAATTAGGATAGGTTGGTTTACCAACTACCACGGGTTCTGGTTCTGGAGCAGGTTTTGGTTTAGGCTTAGGCTTAGGCGTCACTTTCGGTTTAGACGGAGCCTTAGGCAACTTACCTTCTACAGGTTCAATGTAATAAGTTATTTCCTTAGCACCCTTTACTCTACGAGTAGTTTTACGTAATACCCTGAATCTTGTAGCTGCCCCAACTAGCACTTCTTGCTCTTCTGGATTTGCAGCTACAGTTGTAAAGTCAGCACATCGGCGAGGCGCTTTCTTTACTACAAATAGAACTTTCGTATGAACATCTTTTATCTTAGCTCCATAACCTGCAAAACCCTCCGCCCATTTCCGGCTCTTAGAAAAGCTAGTCAAAGCAGATGTGGTAAATTCCTTGTTAGCAAGCTGTTCTTCTAACCTGGCCAAATCCTTCTTTCCTTTTGCCCCTATAAATCTCATGCCTCTGTATATTTCACCCTTCACAGGTGGAGCAGTTGAAATCAGACGTTCAAGACGAGCAATAGTTTCTAATTGCAAACGTTGATTAGCAGTTAATGCTGAAAGTTTCTTTTTACCAGATAATATAGCTGCTTCCAGTTTTCGTAGTAGGTTAAATTCTGAAGTACTATAACCAGCAACTGCTGACTCATCTCCCCAAGTAAATGACTTGCGCCATTCTTCTATTGTTTTGTAACGAGGTAGCCTAGACATGTCAGATAAACCACCCTTGTGCCCAAGTTCTGCAAGTTTCCGGCGTATCTTCCTACGCTCATCTGCGTCAAGTGTCCGGTGCACAGCAGTCATCAGTTCTTCTACTGTCATACCTTCTGTCACACCTTCTGGGACTGGAATTTTTGGCCTAGGTTTAAGCCCACCCTTATGTCCTAATTTCCGCAGTTGCCGGCGTATTTTACGTTTATCTGCAGGGGACTTAGCCTTAGCTAATTTATCTAGCAAGTCGTCTATGTGCCTATCCCTTAACTGGTCAGGTGGAATACAAGCTGCTTTTGACATCTTGATAATTCCCCTACAGACTGGAGTGTTTGCCACAACTGGTAACAAAGCACATCTGCAGTTTGGGTGTACTGGTATAAGACTTTTGGCTTCCTTGAGAGTATATATTCTTCCATTCATTTCCCCACATGTAGGACAACAACCTTCATAGGCAGAGAATTCAAGCTTTTCTACTCCCAAGTCACTCATACCAATTGTATAACCCAAATTCTGTGCACGAGCAGTTTCAGTTCTTGCAATAGTTATTGTTCTACGACGATGTGTCTTACCAGCATATTTTTGTACTCTCTTGTCTATCTCATCCGCTGTAAGTTCGGGGTATCTTTCTTTGTCTGATAGCAGGTTGCGGTAATTTACAATAGACTTAGTTTGCCTCTCAGTAAGCCCAACTAGAGGACGCAACTCTCTGGCAATTTTATCCATCGACTTACCTTCTTTTATACCAGTAGCGATGTAGGTGCGTATGCCTTTACGTGTTTCGTTATTCACCTCTCTTACTAAATTTGCTGTAAAGCTCTTTGCTGCTTTTACAGCTTCAGGATTGAGAACATCGAAAGCCCCGCTTATAAGAAATAATTTATAAGCTGCATCACCACCATCCTTCATAACTGATAGAGTAGCTGGTTTAAGTATTTCCTCACCCTGGTCTTGTAGATATTCCCAATCGGTTAGCTCTGCCGTAACATCTTTAGCAAATTTATTTTGTAGATCTGACTGTATTTGCTTAATAGTAAAAGCAAACCATTTCTGTACAGCTTCCTGAAACACTTTCTCATTACGCAGTAAGTGCCAATCTAGCTTACGATGTATCTGATTCAATTTAACTGCTTTTGCAATTGGTATATTCACAGCCAGTTTCCCTCATCATCATCATCGTCATCGACTTCTTCATCTACCTCATCTCCAATTTCTTGACCTGCCTTGGCTTTATCTATGAAGTCAATTTCAGATTTGCTAAGTGATTCTTCTGGTGCTTCACCAATCTCTATTAGAGTACTTGACAAGTAGAACTTATCTCCCTCAGAATAAGGTTTATATCCTAACTCGTTACGTACTTCATTTGGAGTGAGTACGCCGTGCTCTATTTGTTTAAGCATACGGTCTACCTCACTATTATAATCACGCAAGTCTATGTTTTCAAACTTGAACTCATACGTCTCGCTTTGTAAAAGCTTGCTATTTATAATATCTTCCAGATCGGTCTGAAGCGGTTCTACTACGCTTTGCACGTATACTCGAATAGCTTCTTCTGCTACATTACCACCTAAAGCTCCGGTGACACGAACACCAACTCTTTCTGGTGGCATAGAATAAGCGATGAGAATATCATCCCTACGCATTTGTTCGTAAAGCCTAAAGCTCGCTTCTTTGACTTCGGTAGATAAAGGTTTGTAAGTGAAGGTGCAATTCTCAGGCTGAGACACGACTAAGGTTCGGTGTGCATTCTCATTACCTTTGAATTCCCCATTCAAAAATTCTGTAATAGTCTTGTCAGACCCTTCTTCCCAGTCACCTTCTAGAATAATGATAGCAGAGGGTATGCCATAGTTCTCAAAGAACGCCAGATTATAATCTCGCAGACTAATCAATCCTAAAATATCACCTATAGCCGAGATTCCATTTGGTACTCCATAATAGTCAGACTTGGGGTAGAAGTTCTTATAGAAAATCAGCTCATTAGCACGTGTGTCGTAGTCGAACTTTCCTTCTCTCCCATCTTTGGCAGAGATGTCTTTCTCTAAGCCAAACTTCTTAAACCAAACCTTATTGCCGTTGCGTATCTGACAATACTTCTCTCCGGATGAATGTACTCTGATGGTATGTGCTGGAACGTGATAGATCTGTGCAGGTGTTCCTAAGTTGTTCCTCACTACCTCCAACCCAAACCACCCTATGGATCCCCAGTCAATCAGAAGTTGTTTCAGAATAGTTCTCAGATGCTCTTCAGGGTTTGGATTATCTAAGAATTCATGTAGTCGTTTAAACTCAGCATCATTCTCTTTACATCCTTCACGGAGTTGAAGATTCCATCCTAAACCAGCTACGTCAATAGCTAACTGATTTATACATCGCATGTATATGGCGTTAGATTCATAAAGTGTAAGCAGCACATCCGGAGAATAAGGAGGCCAAATCAAATCGTTCTGCTTCATCCAATGAGATGTCTCTTTAAGCTGTTGTGATTCTTTCTGCTTCACTGCTGCTTTCTTCAAAACAGAGTATGGATAAACACCCTTGGATGTCTGAATATATACTTTGCCTTTCTTAGTCTCAGCCATTTGTCTTTCCTTGCTTATTGTCAAATACTACCAAATGTGCACCCAGATCTACATCTAATAATCTTTCATCTGCTAAAGTTTCGTAGTAGAGCTTGACTTCTTCATCATAACTAATATCAAGTATCACTCGCCTGCAGTTCTTTGGTATTATTCCAGCAGACTCCAACTCTTCTATTAGGCGAGTGTCATGTCCTGTGATAGTTTTCTTGAACATAGTCTACTTTCCTTCATAATTCTATGCAGCATAAACATAGCCCTTCCTGGACGGTCTTTCTACTGAATAAATGACATATCTCAGAGCATCACAAGTATGGTCATTCTTTTTAAGAGGTATATCTTTTGGGTTGTTACTCTTTGTCCCTTCTGGGTATTTATAAGAAGCAAGCTCTTGACAAGTATGTTTACAACTGTTGAAGATAAATAAGCTAGGCTTCCCATTTGCTTTGACTTTGAGTTTACTCTGTACCAGTTCAATACCCTTACTGATATCTTTTCTCGCTGGTTTTGTTATAATACCTGCCTTCCTGAGTTCGGCCCTGTCACCTGCGTTTTCCGGATCAGCCCAAGAAGCTACATACTGCTCATCCTTACTCAATCGCTTGACAGCTGAAATATGTTCTCCTATACCAGTCTTGGCTTTGTAATACTCACGATAGACATACCAATTATCATCACCGTCCTGTGCTAGCCAAAGACACACGAAGGGATTAGTAAAACCAAAATCAAAGCCTCTGTATCTTCTCCAGGTATCAGGTATCTTGAAAGGCTTAATAACATGTGTGGCACGATTGTAGCTTTTATACACTGCTCCATAGAAGGAAGCAAAATGTCCTTTGATACGAGTAGCCTGTACTTCTTCTGGCCATTGTGCTATCATACTATCTATTCGTTCGTCTGCAACATACCCACCTCTTGAAACACGGTTCGAGTTTAGGTCTGCGTAAAATACTTCATCCGTGGGCGGTAAATCTTCAATCCGTTCTTCCAGAAAAGGTTGTGGTACTATAGGTGTCATTGACCAGCTCAGGTAACCCTTCTTTACCATAAGCCTGGCCATTATTTCATCAAAAATCCCTTGAAAATCATGATGGCACTGCTCATCACAATAACAAGAATCAATAGCTCTACCCTGAAATAATT